GGCTCCAATGGCCTGAGCACGAAAGTATTCCTGCTGTCTGGTTATGAGGTTGGCTGGACGACCAGCGACAACAGCTATTTCCCCAAGGATGGTGTTCGGCTGGCGTACTTTGGCAACAGCTCTGGCGGCAACAGCAAGCGTGTCGCCTACAACGGCAGCAGCGCTGCCATTTGGTGGCTGCGCTCTCCGTACACCGGCAATAACTACGGCGTCTGGAGCGTCTACACCGATGGCTCCGGCAACGGCTACTGGTACAGCGACTCCGTTGGTGTTCGCCCCGCTTTCATTCTTCCCTCTACACTCGTGGTCTCTGACGACGGCACGGTCAGTGTCAACACTGCACCTACCGTCAGCACGGACGGCGCAGCTCTTGGCGAGAAGAACACGGCCTTTGCATGGAAGTATACCGTCAGGGATGCCGACGGCGACACCTTGACCGTCACCGAAAAGCTGGACGGCAAGACCACCAAGACCCGCACCGGCGTTGCCAGCGGCACGGCCCTGACCTTTGAGCAGACGGCCAGCGCTGCCGGATTCCAGAAAATCCTGAACGGCAACCACACCATCACCGTTGAGGTGAGCGACGGCAAGGAAACCGTCAGCACGTCCGCGACCTTTACCAAGGCCGTCCACGCCGCAAGCGTGACGCTGGCTGAACCGTTGGCCGTTGAGGGCGACATTACCGTTGCCGTGCTTCAGGTGACCGGCTCCATCCCCGATGATGCGAAGTTCAAAGCCGAAGTGACCAACAACGCACTCGACAGCTCCCCGGTCTGGCAGGATGCCACGACTGAAGTCCAGAAGGGCGTGAATATCGTGTTCACCAACAGCACTGCCGCCAACGGCGCGGCGTTTAACTTCCGCGTCAGCGTGGAGCGCGGCGAATCCGGCGATGGCGGCTACATCGAAGCCGTCTCCGGCGCATTCCAGTAAGGAGGACAGTCACCATGATTCAGTGGAAAAAGGACAATCTGCCCACCCGGCAGGAGAAGGAAGCCGCAGCCAAGAAGCAGCAGGAGCACGAACAGTTGCCCGACCGTGTGGCTGAAATGGAAGATGCCCTGTGCGAACAGGACGCGGCCAACGAGAAGCGCTTGACCGACATCGAAACCGCGCTGTGTGAGCTGGACGCAGCGCTGAACAAGGAATAAGGAGGTATCACCATGAACATTATCTGGGCAAACCGCCTGATTGCAGGCACTAAGACTTGGGCAGAGATGCCCGCATCCCGCCGCGTTGGCGTGAAGAAAGTTCTGGCCGAGCGCGTAAACAAGGGCGAGATCACCGCCGAGGACTACAAGAACATCACGGGCGAAGACTATGCAGCATAAAAGCTGGCCCGATCTGTGCGAAAGCCTGCTGGACAGGCTGGAAGCCAAGGGCGAGAACACCACCACCGAACGGGCCGAGTTCGGTGTGTTGATGGTGGGATGCTGTATGAGGGGCTGCGGGGCAGACCTGCGGCCTGAATCCAAACAGAGGGGAGGTGATACGGAATGAGCCTGAAAGCCATCTTGGAAACGTGGGGGCCTGTCATGGTCACGCCTGCTGTCATCATCCTGCTGTCCCTTGTCGAGATCGCGCCTATCAAGATCAACCCATGGTCGGCTATTATTGGATTTTTAAGCAAAAACCTAAACGCCGATGTAACGCAGCGTCTTGATGCCATGCAGCAGCGGCTGGAGGAAATGCAAAAGAAGCTGGACGAACATGTTATTACCGATGATGACCGAGAAGCTAGATCGTGGAGAACACAAATTTTGCGTTTCAATGATGAACTGATACACGGGGTTCGTCACACAAAAGAGCACTTTGACGAAATGCTCGACATCGTGCATGACTATGAGGGCTACTGCCAAAAGCACAAGAATTTCCCGAATGGAAAGTGCGTCCATGCCATCGACAACATCAACCGCGTGTACGACGAGCTGCTGGAAAGCCATGACTTTTTATGACCCATAACAGAGAGGAGTGATTTTGTATGAGCATTGTAACCTATAAGCGCGGGGACAAAACCGCGCTGACGAAGAATTTTACCAGGGATGAATTTGAATGCCAGTGCAAGAAGTGCGACGCCCAGATGATCGATCTGGAGCTCGTAGACAAGCTCCAGAGCATCCGGGATGTGCTGGGCGTTAAGTTGAAGGTCACGTCTGGGTATCGCTGCATCACGCACAACGCCAAGGTACACGGCAGCTCGCACAGCAAGCACCTCTATGGGTTTGCTGCCGACTGGCGCACCCTCGATCGGGTCGTGAATCCGGTCGCGCTGGGCATCATCGCGCAGGCGGTGGGCTTCGGCGGCATCGGCATCTACTGGCATTCCGAGGCTGCTATGTGCCACGCGGACACCCGCGCAGGCAAGGCAACCTGGCTCTGCACATCTCCGGGCGTCTATCCCTCGACGACGTACAATAGCTTCATCCTGCCCACCATCCGGCAGGGGAGCGTCGGTGCAGCGAACAGATCGGCGATCATTCTGCTGCAAAAGCTGCTCAAAATCAAAGAGGATGGAAACTTCGGGCCTGCAACCGCGCAGGCCCTTTTGTCTGCCCAGAAGCAGAACGGGCTTGTTGCAGATGGCATCTGCGGCCCCGCTTCTTGGAAAAAACTGTCGGGTGCGGATAAGTACCTGGCAAAACTGTGATTTGAGAGGAGAACGATTATGAACAACATTCTGCGTGAAAGTTTTTGGGCCGTCCTGATGGTCTGTCTGCCCCTTGCAACTGCCTGCGTGAAGAAGGCCGCGGCCTCGATCAGCGCATCTGCTGAGGAGAACGCCAAAAGCGAAGTGACCCGTCGCCTCGTCCAGGAGATCGCAAACGCGGTGGCTGACGCCGTGGCGGCCATGAACCAGTCCTACGTTGACGATCTGAAAAAGGCCGGCACGTTCAAAGAGGAGGAGCAGGCCCAGGCGTTGAGCCGTGCGATCTCGGTAGCAATTAAGAGCCTGAGCAAAGATGCTCTGGACTACATCAAGGAAATCAGCGGCGGAGATACCGTGGGCTACCTGACGACCCGCATCCAGGCCCAGATCAGCCGCAACAAGGGCGTCAGCAAGTAATATCTGCGTGACGCCACGAAAACATGAAGGAGCAACCCTAAGAAAAACACTACATATCCGCAACCTTCGTTAAAATGGGTCGTTTCCGTGAATGAAGCCCGCTTTGACGGCGAAACGGTGATAAAACGTCACCATTTTGTTGAGGTCAACAAAATGCACACCATACAAACACGTTTTCGTGATGCCGCGCAAACATCATGCTCCCGACATAAACGCCTGGAGCATCCAACATTAAACGCGTTTTTTGCAAAAAGTCAGCATAAAATCAGCGTAAATCGTGCGATTTCAGTGTATTAAACGCGCGCCGCGCGATTGGCGCGAAATAAAAAAGGCCCGTCTCTGGAGAAAAAACTCCGGGACGGGCCTTATTTTGCTTTCCACATTTTGCACATAGTTTTCAACTGTGGACTTTGAATTTGAGTGCTGAAAGCAAAAACCGGCGGGCCGTTGAAAGCCTGCCGGTCTGATCTCATTTGCGCTTTTTCTCGCCGATGGTTTTTGCTATGTCGTTCCGCTTCTCCAAAATTTTGTCGTACCGATCGTGGTCGATGCTGTCAAACGTGATCTCGTGGGACAGCAGAACCAGATCGGAGGAAACGGAGTAGTCTGCACTGTGGGTGGGCTTTGATACGTCCTCAGAGTCCACATACTCCATCTTCTCTTTGAGCTCGTCCAGCCTGTCCAGAGCGTCGTGTGCCGACTGGTTGTTGTCCAGGTAGTCGTCCGCGGCTTCGATCGCGCTCTTGCCAACGGAAACGGCTTGACCGCTGCATTTCGTCTTTTTGCCGCACGAGCACAGCAGCAAGCAGACTGTCAAAAGCACAGCAAGCGTGGAAAGAAATTTTTTCATGATTGAACCTCCTGTTCTTGATGGGCTTTTTGCCCTTGCCTCAGTATACCGCACAAAATGGAGCATTGCAATGTAAATCGCTTCCCGCTTGACAGCCGCTTCCCGCTGCGGTAAAATGAAATGCAGGAAACGCTCTCTTGGACAAAGAGGCCCCGACGTCCGAAACCTTACGCTGAGCGCAGGGCCTCGACGCTGGGGCCTCTTTTTTTGGGCTGTGGCATTCACATGGCATTACGGCACCCGCTAAAGAGGGAGAACAGGAAGAATAC